CCTTGATGTCTTTGTAAAATTTACGAGCTGCAGGTTTACCAGCGGCACCCATACCTTTCAACTGTTCAGCAGGTTTACGCAGAGTTTTTTGCATTGTTTCAGTGGTGCTAAATCCAATGATACTGTTATTTTTAATAGTGAATGTTTTGGAGTAGGCATCTGCCACCACATGAATTAACTTGCGTTTTTTAGTGTCGTAGAGCCAGGCCTCGGACTTTTCAATCAACTGACTGGGTGGTAAACTTTTGAGTTTGAGTTCAGCAAACTCGGACATGAACTTAAATTTGCTAGATTGTTTTTCAGGACTAACTGCTTTTTTTGCACGTGGTTTGCGTTCAACTTTTTTAATTTGAATATACGCACCACAGTCATTGATCACAGTTTCACAGAATTTAAGCACATTACGCAATTGAATTTTGGTAAGGTGTTTGTAGCCTTCAACCAACTGTGCATCCTTACCTTCAACTACTTGTTCAAATTCTACTTGGCGTTGTTTCCAAATATCACTGAGAGTACTGATCATTTGTGGTGCCACGTTTAGGCTACGCATTAGCACAATGGGTTTAAAATCTGCTGACATTTTGGCACCAGACACAATGAACTCGTCAAACATGCCTTCGAGCTCTCCTGCGCACTCGCTGACTTTTTCACGCAACCGATCTTGAATTGTTGTGCGTGGTGTATCGTCAATTGCTATTACTTCTTCTGCAACTTCTTGTTGTTTTGATTGCACACATTCTTTTAACAAATTATCAAGTTTAATTTGTTCATGCTCAGTGAGCTCTAGCCCTACCATGCTCATGCGACACAACCAGCCTGTGGTCAGACGGATGGCAGAATCCGGAACCCCTTTAAGCAATCGCACATCAGCTTTTCTTCCGTGCAATTCCAAATAATTGACAATCATATCACGGGCATCTTTTTTTCCGTAGAAGTAGTTGTACCAACTGAATGCTTTGCTCAAAGAACTAATACGATGTTCAACGGGTTGACTTTTCCACGTGGGTTCCATGCCCATGGCATTGGTATCTGCACTGCGTGGGTTTAGTGGTTTAATGGACTGTTTGGTAGCGTTCATTTGTGTTCCTTGGCCGTTAAGTTTGTATTGTAGCAAAAAGAGCATTTTTGGTCAACCTGCCATTAAACAAGCAAATACAAGGTATTTTTCCAGGTGCTCAATTTGAGCCGTAGCATTTAGTATTAGTTTTTCATAGCGGGGTGTTGTTTTATGCATACGGCGGCATTCCACACTTTCGCGGCTGATGTCTTCAAAAATTGCCAAAACATTGTTATGCATTTTTACCAAATCTCGCCTGGCAGTTTTATTTTTTAGATTGCCAATCCGAACTTTAGTTTCATAAAGTCTCTGTTCTAATTGCTCCATAATTGTAATTATACTTGAAGATAACTTTGTTGTCAATCTGGTCCATAAATACAATACTATGCCACGCCTCTCACTTTACAGACCCAATCGAACCAACGATTACCAATTTTTTGACCGCACAATAAAAGAAATGTTTACTGTGGGAGGGCTTGACATTTATATACACAAATATCTAGGGCCTATTGTAGACAACAGTGCTAATCCTGGCAATAACGATGCAACGCTGCCAGTGTATACCAGCACCAATCCTTTGTTTATTGAAGATTTATTATTGTTAGAAAATAGAGATCGTGCATATGACCCAGATGTGTTTGTCATGCGTGGTGTTTATCGCACACAAGACATTGATTTTGATTTGACACAATTTGGATTGTTTTTAAATAACGACACGTTGTTTATAACATTTCATTTCAACTACATGATTGATTGCATTGGCCGCAAACTCATGACAGGTGATGTGATTGAAGTTCCAAACTTGAAAGATTACTATCCTTTAGATGCAACTATACCAAGAGCATTGCCTAGGTATTATGTCATACAAGATGGAAACTATGCGTCAGAAGGGTTCAGTCAAACTTGGTTGCCACACTTGTGGCGTATCAAAGCTACTCCAATGGTCAATGCACAAGAATTTCAACAGATTGTTGATCAACCATTTATGCCAGAAAATATCTGGGACGATGGTAATTTTTATCCTAGTGGTGACACTGTGAATTCTGGCAACGATTATTTTATAGCCAAACAAAATGTTCCTCCTGGTACACCTATCACAGATACCAACTACTGGACTCCTATACCTAACCCAGCCACTGTGGGCGACAGGATGAGTACTCGACCAAAAGATCTTGAAATCAATGATGCGCTGTTGGTTCAAGCTGAGGTGGAGGTTCCAGCGAGTGGTTACGATACCACAATGTTTTATGTATTGCCAACATTTCCAGATGGGCAACCAGCCAGTGCCGGCCTCAGTACAGACAACGATTCAGCACTGATTGGCAATCAACCAGGCGGAGGAGTAACTCCTAACAGTTTTGGCTATACCGACGGTTATTTAACTGGGGACGATCGAACGCCGAACGGACTGCCAGTGACCACTGGTGTTAGTTTTCCGCCTAACCCTGCAATTGGAACCTATGTGCTAAGGCTAGATTACTACCCAAATAGACTGTTTAGATACAATGGCAAAGCCTGGGTAACAATCCAAAGCGGAGTGAGAACCAATCTCACATTGGGTCCCATGGATCCATTGGCACCTACGGATAAAAGTCAACGAGCCAGCTTTATAAACAATACATACACTGTGAACACAACAGATATGGGCAACATTCCAAGTCGTCAGAGTCTTAGTGAAGCACTGCGACCATTGGCAGACAATGGCGACCAAGGCGGCGATTTGCCGCCGAACCCAAGACCACCCGGAAGGTAATAAATGGCAGTACAGTTCTTTTATGACGAACAAATACGAAGATTTTTGTTGCAGTTCGCTAGGATATTTTCAAACTTCCAAGTTGAATATGGTCGCAATGAAATGGGCCAAAACGATACCTTGATTCGTGTGCCTGTTCGGTATGGTGATTCCAGTAGACAAGCACAAACTGTTATACAACAAAACTCAGCCAGTGAACTTAATAGCACTCCAATGATGACTTTTTACATAACAGATTTAAAGTATGATCGTGCCAGAATACAAGATCCAACATACATTGGTACCATTCAAGTGCGACAAAGAATCTACGACAGTGTCACTGATACCTATGAACAAACACAGGGCAATGCATTTACCATTGATCGACTCATGCCTGTGCCGTTTGAGTGCACTATCAAATTGGATATATGGACTTCAAATACCAACCAAAAAATGCAGTTGTTGGAACAAATTTTAGTGTTGTTTAATCCCAGTTTAGAAATACAAAGCACTGATAACTACATAGATTGGACCAGCTTGACTGTGTTGTATCTTGACGATGTCAATTGGTCAAGTCGAACTATACCAGTGGGTGCAGATAATCCTATAGATATCTGCACACTGACTTTTAAATTACCCATGTGGATCAGCAGCCCGGCCAAAGTTAAAAAATTGGGTGTGGTTGAGCGTATTATTATGAGTGTGTTTGATGCTGATGGCGATATCAATAATGCTGCGTTGGATAATGATCTGTTGCTAGGTACTCGTCAACAAATTACACCATGGGCATATCAGGTATTGTTGATTGATAACAAACTACAAGCCTTGGCTCAAAATCAAGTGGTGGACCAACCTAATGCCAGTCTGACTCCGCCTGACAGTCCCCCAAGCAATCTATTATGGAACAATATTGTAAATCAATACGGCAAATTACGCCCGGGAATTAGTTATGTGACCTTGGAGCAACCCAATGGTACCGATGTCATAGGTACTGTCACATACGATCCAACTGATGATAGATTTTTATTATTTGATGTCAATACCGGAACCAAACCGGCAAATACTCTGGCGCCATTGACTGCGGTTATAAATCCATTGGCCAGTGGACCTGGTGCAGGGCTTGTAGCAGCTGCAGTCGGACAACGCTATTTGTTCACTGACGACACCGGCAGTTGGGATGGCACAAGTCCTGTTGCCTGGCAAGGCTTGAACGGAGAACCATTGGTAGCGCATGCCAATGACATTGTGGAATACGACGGTGAGCGTTGGACCGTGTCTTTTGACAGTACCAGTAGTCCCAACAACATTCAATATGTCACAAATATAACCACAGAAATACAGTATCGCTGGACTGGTACTGCATGGGTTAAAAGCTATCAAGGACTATATCCAGGAGGCCAATGGAGTCTAGTGTTATAAATCCAGTGGAAGCAGTTGGAGTATGGTTTTACTCCGCCAGTACTCAACGCTACTTGTACCTGTTGCGAAATGACATCAAGAACCCAAACACCTGGGGTTTGCCAGGCGGCAAAGTAGAAGACAGTGAAACACTTGTAGACTGTATTGTTCGAGAATGCAGTGAAGAATTAGGATCAATGCCCAATTATTTGCGATTGGTTCCATTGGAAAAATTTACAACTGTTGATGGAAAATTTGTTTACAACACATTTTTTTGTAGTGTTAAAAATGAATTTCATCCAATACTCAATGACGAACATGTGGGATGGGCCTGGATTGCTTCAGGCAACTGGCCTCGCCCAATGCATCCTGGGCTGTGGTCAACTGTAAATCTTGATTCAGTGCGTGATAAAATATCAACCATTGAACATCAAGTTCAAATATCGCAATAGCCTATAAACTCTCTGTAGGTAAAATTATTTGCATTGGGTGCTTCCATCCATACATCTGGCATGTTGGTTTTTTCACCTATTAGATAAAATTTTACGCCGGCATAAGCATCCATAACTTGCCTGATTTGGTTAAACCAGGTTGGTTGATCAACCGGAGTTTCGCGGTTGTATCCAAGTAAAAATATCTCTTGGTGTCCATCAAACGCAGCCAAATACAATAACAATGCTATGTCAAGTAATCTTGGTGCGTGAGGAATTAAATAAAATTCACCCGGATGCGTTATGCAATTCCGTGGTGTGGTGTAAACAATGTTGTTTTCTTGATATTTGGTAGGTAATATTTGAGACAATTTAGTTTTGTCTGACTCCACTGCAAAATCCAATCGCATGTCTTGTGTGATATTGCCAACTCCGTAGGTTTGTACTTTTTTTGATCCTAATAGGCCTCCACGATGGCGTTGTAATCGTGTGTAGTCAAATTGGGTTTGGTCAAAGTTGCTGCCAATGCAAACGGCACGTCCGGATATGTGCTGATTTTGAATAGGATTTTCAATCCACTCTCGTCGTTCAATTTTTTTGCCTTTGGCCCAGCGAGTTTCAAGTATAACAAATTCGCCAGCGTAATCTTGACGATATCTTGCTTCCATTATGTCCTGCCAACTGCAACTTCAATGGTGCCAATTTCTCCAGAGTCCCATTCTTCAAGTGCTTTGCCAATGATACATCCAGGTTGATATTGAGTAATGTCAAGTGGCCTAGCAACTCCGTCTATTGTGCTGGCTACCAATCTATCACCTTTGTGTATGATTCCTACAACTTTGCAAGGAACTCTACCAGTCAGTGCAACTGCTGCAGTATATTCACTGCTCAGTGTTGAATTCATCAAGTAGGCGGGTTGTGTACTAACAATGCCAGCAACTTGTGTGTTATGGCTGCCCGAGCTAACAGTTATTTCGCGTGTGCCACCAAACATGACCACAGTGCCTGGCAAGTATGTTGCATCTGCAGTATAGACTTCTGCCAAGTCAGCGTATTGTGCAGTGGTTGCTTTGGCAAATATGGTGTTGAAAGTGGCGCCGGCGGCGCCAATGTTACCTGAACCTGATGTGGCACCGTTGGTGATTGCAGTAGTAGCATTGTTGATTGTGAGTCCAGATAGTGTACCGACACTTGTAATATTGGGTTGTGCAGCAGTGGTCACAGTACCTGCTGTGGTTGCACTGGCCACTGTACCCGATACGTTGACTGTGACTGCTCCAGTTGCACCGCTTACAGAAATGTTTGTACCTGCCACAATGCTGGTAACACCAGTGTTGGTAATAGAAACTGCACCGGTTGCACTAGTATTTGTACTCAAACCAGAACTGGTTGTCAATGCCGTAACACCGGTATTAGTAAAGGTAACTGCACCAGTTGCGGCACTTACTCCAATACCTGTTCCTGCCACAGCCGAACCAACTCCAGTATGAGTGTGGTCTGCACG